TTATACAAGTCGTCGGTCATAGCCAACATAGAAGCACCGAAGCCGATCACCGTACCGCCTACACCAGCCCCGAAGTAACTCACCTGCCGGGCAGCTTCCAAGCTCCAGCCATGCACGTTCTGTTTATCACCACGCAATTGTATATCTGGGAAGATTTCCTTAAACCGGGAAGAACGGACGATGTCGCGCGTGTCGTAAGACAGCTTGTTATACAGCGTATCGGAACAGCAGTTGCGCATGACCGACTCTTCCGGGAAGTGACCGAGCATCCAAGCGATGAACAACGAGGATATATAGGACTTACCGGCACGTGGCGGCATGGAAACGGCCAACCTGCGAATAACACCATCTTGATAAGAATCATACACACGAGTAAAAGCGTCCGCCACATGTTTCAAAAATAAGCGTCTGGAAAAGAATTTCGGGTCATAATATAAACAATATGACCAAAAATCATTTTTCGCTTTCCGGCGTCTCAGCACATCCGCCGCCTCTGCCATCAACAACAATATCTCTCTTCTGTTTTTCTCCATAGATAAAATCCTCTAATTGCTCATCGGTCATCCCCTCAAACTTACTTACGGGAGTAAGCCCACTAATGTTAGAATCCTGCCTGTTTTTCCAACGATCTGGATTACCATTTGTCAAGGTGAAAATAATAGCAGCGGTATCCGGCTGGATATGCTTCTTGACTATAGTTTTCTCTTTGATCTTAGGTTTCTGTTTCTCTTTTCCATTCTCATCAACCACAGGTTTACCACTATCGACATACGTGATCTTCGACTCTTCCACCTCATAACCTTGAATCTTCTTTAATAAAGACTTCTGGGCCTCGGCAACAAAGAATTGCATCCGTGCGTCTTCCGCTTTTTTTATAGAGTCGGAAAAGTCGGATTTTGTTTTCATCCAAGTATAGTAAGTATCCTTGTTTATACCGACCAAATCACAAATCTCGGCAATAGTATAGCTATCCTCCCGAATAAGAGAACAAATTCGATCCACCAATTTTTGACTATACTTTGCCATTAAATACTACTCTCCTTTTTCTTCCTTACTAAATTTAAACATAGAATCCGCCATATCAAGGCAATTCTCCAATTCATTCACGATAGCTTTCAACTCAATATATTTACGCTTATCCACCGATGAAGAAACACCTTCACTATTTATCTGTCTCTCCAACTCCGCAAGTTGCAAGCGTTTACGTTCTAATCTCTTCGCTAAAACCTCACGATAAATCATACATAATTTTATTTTCATGGCGAATATCCTTTTCTCTAGTTATTCGCCAAATTTATCAATCTTCCTTAAACAAATCATCATTCGAGAAATCAAGTTCGGGAAAATTTTCCTTAATCTTACTCAGATCCCCTTTATAGAATACAAGCACATTTTGATGCTGCTTACCAATCTTTCGGCTATTACTAAACTGCTTTCCGGCTCTCATAGCCAGACTACCTATGTTGTTAACCAGTATCATCTCATTGTAATAATGCAAGCCTGCCTCCTGGAACGCAGCGATCGTATCAGGAACAAAACTCCGATACACACCACTCTTATCGCGAACCTCTCCTACTACAAACACGGCGAATCGATTAGGCTTCAACAGCGAACAACTCTTCCTAATGATTTCTTTATACGCTTGCAGGAATTCAGGATAATCCATCGTCGATAGGTCTGCCGGATCGTCACTATACACTTCTAGGTCCGCATACGGAGGACAACTAAAAACCAAGTCTGCCTCATAACCTTCTGCCAGGGCATCTATCTCTACACTATCTCCACAAAGCCACAGAGGAGCAAATTTATGACCGCCTTTCCCGCCGAACTCCTCCCCTAATACTTCAACTGCGTTTTTACAGTTGGCTTCGACCTGTTCCGGCCTTAGATCAACACCAAAATAAGTCATATCCAACATAGATGCAACAATACCACGAACGGAGCCACCAGCAAATGGGTCCAGGATACAACCATTGGGAATATTAAACCACCGGTAGGCCAGCTCGCACAGTACCGGGTCAAAGATCGAGGTTCCATCCATAAACGGGATACCATGATCCCGGCAATACTTCTGCAATTCGTTCCACGACGGATCGGCACCTGTTTTTTCACGAATTACGTTACGGGCTTCGTATACTCGGGGTGGTTGCGCTGATCGGCTAAATGTAATCTCCTTCTCCCGGCCATCATCACTCTTTATACCAAGATCAAGCCAGGCACGTTTCCGGTCTTGCCAGTTTCCAAGTTTAGAGTCAAGTACTGAGAAAGGAGGAATAATGAAACGTTCTTTCAAGCTGCCGACACGCTCCTTGTCCGGCATCACATCGTCGATGGAGATATCATCAATATTCAGATCATCGATTTTAAATTCCCAAGCATCCAACTCGTCTGCACCGAAATCTTCAACGATCGCGTCAAAGTCAAATACAGACGTATCAGAGGTATAATTGTCAGCTAGGGCAAGCGCCTTACGCCGAGAATCCTCAGTTGAGAGATCTGTACGCTTGATAGCAATCAATTCCGTACCATCAGACTCCACAATTCGAACCGGTAAGCCTAATTCCAGCGCTTGCTCGTACACTCCGTTCCCTGCAATGATGCAATCATCCTTATCGAAAAGGATAGAACGCCCCGCTCCACAATCCTCCAAACTTTTACGAATCAATCTCTTGTTCTTATCTGTGTGGATGCGATAATTCCGAGGGTCATACTTCAATTCTGTCATAACTTTTATTCTAAAATATAACAGGGGTAATCAATTAACACAAATACAGTTGCAGTTCCCGGATAGCCTGTTCCACGCTCCGAACAATCACATACTTACTACCTGCCATTTCAACTTGGCGTTGGTATTCTTTTTGATCGGGAGATTGTTTTCCCGTCGATGTCTTGAACTCCAAACAAAGGGAAGCATACCCCTTTTTCGGTATCTGAAGGATCACATCAGCTACACCTCGTTTAACGCCTTGGCGCTTCATATTAGCCGCTTCTATTTTATGCCGGCTACCACCGTTCGGGACTGCAAAAAGGAGCCGATCCGGTAGGTTCGGGAAGAATAAAGGAACCTTATTGAAAAACTCCGACTGAATCCGAGCTTCTTCGTTGTCATGATGTTGCTTCTGTTTTGGAGGGTTCTTTTTATCAGAGTAGCAGTTATAACAAACTGGTCCTTCTTCTGTATTGATTACTGATACTGTTTTCTTGTTACAGATGATACAACAATGTTCCTTCATATCCTATTTTAACTAAGATATATAAGAAAAGAAAGATGTTCCTCAAAATAGAAGAACATCTTCCGAGAAATAAAATATCTATTAACTATTTAGTCCTTAGATATCTCCTTTCATCATTAAAGCTATTTTCTCAAGTTTGTAGGCAAATTGATTTATATCGCCGATTAGATGTCCGGACAATAAAAAGCTGTGGCAGGCACGTAACGCGAGGATAAACCAAATGCGCTCTATTGGCTCATACTCACCAAGGAAATCACGTTTGAAGCGAGGCTTGCGATATTTCAAAAGTTCTTTGTAGCAGGTATCTGACAAACCTTTCTTGTTTTTCTTGAATCCATTAGGATAATACTTCGTCAGGAATAGCATAACCTTGTGCCTAAAGCCGTCACGATAACAGGCCATATTATCCAACGAATTTTGCCGAGTCTTCAAGCAATAGTTGTAGGCAATAGACATGAAATCGAGCAAAGTGGTGCTTTGATAAGGTAAATAGGTTTGCACGTCTTTGGCAAAGCTCTGCATTTGGAAGAATTGCTTCACGCTAAGAGGATCCGGATTATAATTGGGAACTAGTATTCTTACATATTGTTCTCTCATGACCGGCCTCCTTTCTGTTCCTGAAGTTTCCGATTGAGCTTCTGATTCTCTGCAAAGAGCTGGTTCATGATGTGGCGTTGGTAAGAGAGCATACCTTCAGTTCTACCGAGAGCACGGCCGGCATCGAATGCGGCTTGCAGTTCTAGTGTGGAGTACTTACCCATTTCGGAGGGTTGAGCCGTTGGTTGTTGGGTACTATTATTCCCCGACAAATCAATGTTACGCTGTTTGGACATAATACAACATTGTTTGTTATAAGTGGATAGACAAAAACGGTTTCGCCTGTCCCATTGTCCTACACCAGCGCGGCAGTTACGGCCATTAAGCCGTATCATGGGGGTACGAAACCGTTATACTTTATAATACGTTCATGTATGGGCATAAAAAATGCCGACACAAAAATTATGTTCGGCGGTCACCCGCCACGCTGATAAATTAGGACATTGCAAAGATAGGAAAGTTTTTTGGAATTTTGTTTGTTGATGTAGAAAATGTAGATAACTTTGAGAAAAATAAAGATATAATTGTAAAGTATGAAGTTTTCAGAATTTTTTAATCCAAAAACAGGGGAATACTTTCAAGCATTTGAATCAGGTGATTTTGAGTATGAGAAACCTATAGAACATTACAAGAATGATTTTATTGTTTATAAGATGATTGATGGAGGAATACCCATCGATGAACTATCCGGGGAAAAAGAGCCTTCAATAAAAGGGTTAGAAACATTTAAGCAAGCCCTTATCGCATGGGATAATTTGTATAAAGCCATGACATCAAATCCCATATCTGCCTCTTGGGTAATTTTATTAACAAAACCTGATTTAAAAAAGAAAGACCAAATCAATTTACTGAAAGAAGAAATGTTATCTCCTGAAAGTTTACTGTCGTTGTATGCTGAAGCAGAGAAGGAAGGTTATACATTGAGCCAATATACTTCAGAATTACTCCCTAATGGAACTGATGAATACTCATTACCTATTGCCATTCATAAAAAAGACGATGGAGGCATTGAGATAATAGGAAAATCGGGGCTAACAGATGGACAGCTAAAAGAAATCGTGGAAAACAGGAAATGCTTGATTGCTAATTTTCTTGATAAAGGGGAAAAATGGCATTGCCTAATCACGACATATGATAGTCTTAAAGGTAAGGAAAAATGGAATAATAATCAACCTCATTTTCATTATATATCAAGCAATTTTGGTATTTCAAGAGAAGAAGTTGTATCACAAATTAAGTCGGGCAAATACAAATTAAACAATTTACCACATATACAATTAGAAGGTTATGGAAAACAACCCAAATAAATTTTTACAGTATCGTAAAAGTCGGTTTTCCAACCTCGATCTACTGCCCTTATATGCGGCAGTAGATCGAGGTTGGAAAACACAGCTGGGTTTCTTATATCAGCTATAGAAATCACCAAGGTGTATATTCTCTTGATCAACATCCTAATAATAGCAAAATAACACTCGAATTCCCTATCGAATTCTGAATTCAATCATCAAAATCAAGAATCAATTGTTTCCCGTTGGCCTTCCATTGCTCAAACGAATAATCGACAGTCATGTTCATTTGCTTTGTTGCCTTGGCCAGCTTGTTCTTCGCTTCATGAAATTCCTTTTTCAGAATTTGGATACGTGCCCAGTCTTCCGCTTGTCGTTTTTGCTTTTGGTTGACGAAGCTGGCGTAAGAGGAGAAATGATC